AGTCCGCTTATCGGTCGAACGTTGCTCGGTGTAGGTGTTCCGCTCCCGCTCTGGACATAGTCAATGTTTGCAGTTACGGCGATATCATTTCCCTCGGAAGTCTGAATAGTTACTATTGAACCCGTTTCCGTCCCGCTGGCATAGCCGGATCTTGTGAAGTACCACTTGCCCGGAGTGACAGTTTCGTCTGCTGTCAGCTGATAAGTTGCGTTTGTTGACAGTAAATCGAGAACGCCGACCACATCCTGAACGATGCTCAGCTGATCAAGTGCTGAGTTCGCGTAAACGTTCGCAGTCGAAGCCTGAAGTGCCGCCGAATCTGCTGAAGCTGCTGCCGCGTTTGCTGAGTTCTGTGCCGCCTGTGCTGCGGTCGAAGCGTTACCCGCTGCCGTCACAGCATTCCCCGCCGCGATAAGAGCGTCACCCGCATCAGCCTGAGCGGAGATCGCTGCTGAATGAGCCGATGCTGCGTCCGCGACCGCCTGCTCCGCCGCATTCGACACGATCATCAGCCCGTCCTCGAGCTGTGCGATCTTCGAAGAATCGTTCGCTGTTACGATAGCCGCGTAAGACGTCAGCGGTTCGCCGAGCTCCATCTCGTCGTATCTGTCGAGCAAAGTGTTATACACTGTCTTGATTATTTTTATTGTCGTTTTGCCTACCCCAAGCTCGGGATAGATAACGCTCACAGTGTCACACAATCCGACCTTCTGAAGCGGAGCCACGTTCTTATATTCGTCTGTCTGCCAGAGCTGAACGAATGATACTCTTATATTCTCGAGAGGCAGCAGCGTGTTCGCCGCGTTCAGCTTGTCAGTCGCAAGCGTCCTCAGGTCGCTCGCTGTCGGCTGCTCCGGGAAGTCGCCCGACAGATCGAGCGGAAGGATCGTGTCGCGCCCGTCATACGGTGCGCCGCTCGCCATGATAGCCACCTCCGGCAGCATGACAAGCGTCTCGACGACCTGATCATTCTCGTCCGTTTCCGCGCCGAACCAGTACGGCACTATGCCGTTGTAAGAATCGCTGTAGTCGACATCGTGCTCGATATCGGACAGATTCTTTCCGTACCGGATCTCGACGCTCGTGTCCGTTCCGCGCCTCGCCCATAGATGCACGTTGAATTTATCGAACTCGTACTCGCCCGCTCCGAAGACATCGAGCAGAGAGCCCTCCTCGCCTCCGAGCAGAGCCTTCGCCGATGTCGGTACTTTAACCGCATAGTCGCCGGCTGTCGTTTTGTCGGTCGAATAGGTGAACGGATTGCCTCCGAAAGAATTGGTCCCGATCGCCGTTATCGCGTTCGATATGCCCGAAGCCGTGAACGGTTCGACTGTGATGCCAATCTGCCTGTAGCTGATATGCCTCGCATAGAACGTGACGATCCCATCGATCGGTGCGGTCCTGTGGTAGATGTCGAACGGTTGGATATCGCCATTGTCATCGTGTGTGACCGCTATGATCTGGCCTTCCTGAATATCGTCATAACGTTCGCCGCTTATCGGGTAATCGAATTCACATTCGTATATACCGTTACGCGCCTCGGTGACGATGCAGCGCAGACAGTCGGTGAGTCGGCCGATGCCGTTACTTGTGAATGTAGTTTCAGTTTTGTCATACAGTATTGGAATCATTTAGATCCTCCACCATCTCGGTGTTATTTCGACCTTTGTGATACCGGCGCCCAGCGTGATCGTGTTGCTGCCCGGAGACAAAACCGGGAACTCGTTAGGCGTCATCACGATGTCGCCATTTCTGCTCGTGGTCCCGTTATAAGCCTCCATCGCCTCGCAGTCGATCGTGGTCGGCGTCTTGCTGATAGCTATCTGCACGCCGTTTACAGTGAGGTTTCCGGTGCCGGTCACGACGAGCAGAGGCCGCGCGTCGAACAGAGTCGGGTTCGTGATAGTGCCGCTCGATGTCTTCGTGGTCACTGTTTCGCCGCTCGTAAGGAATCGCTGCGGCTTGCAAGTGAAGACGAGATTGAACTCGCCCGCTCTGTTGATGTTCGTCGGCTCGACTTCAATAGCATTCTTGAAGATCGCCAGTCTGAACTCGTCCGGGTGATACGTGTCCGTGAGTCTTTTATAGCCGTTGCGTGCGAGGAGTGCGCTCCTGAGTTCAGCCATAGCAGTCTCGAAGTTCGTGCCGGTTTGCTTAAAAATAAACGCCGGGTAAGTGACATCGATGTTCTCGAAGCGTTTTTCGTCTATGGCGAGAGCTCCGTTTCTTCCCGGGATCGTCTGCATATTGTACACACGTTCAGGAGCATTGAACGAACCTTCGCCGCTTATGTACGTGTCGAGGCTTCTGCTCGTTATACTGTCAAATGTGAAGTAGTTGTTCAGATCCATGCCATGTTCCTTTGCTTCTGTACTATTGCAAGCCGTCTCTCGACAGCCGCCGCCAGTTCGTTGATGTCCATACCCGGAGCCGCGTATACATTGATCGTTATCAGATCGCCCTGGCTGTCCGCTATCGTCCGCGCCATGTTCTCCATGTTAGACCAGAGCACATCGAGGGGAACGACCGCCTCAGCTCCAGCCTCACCGACTCCGCTCATGTTCGAGCCGTTGCCGAGAAGCGTCGGCTTTTTAAAGATCGCACCTTGTGCATACCAGCTGACCGAGATGCTCGGAGCCGTTCCTTTGCCCCCGATGCCCCACGGGAGTTTGCCGCCTTTTATCTTGAAATGAGGCAGCTTGAACTTCGGGAGCTTCAGTTTCGCGCCGTTAATTATCTTTTTTATCTTGTTTATCGCTGTTGTAACAATTTTGACCGCTGTATTGATCGGAGTTGTTATCGCCGTTTTTATGGCGTTCCAGATGCGCGTAACGGTCGATTTGATCGCATTGAAGGCTGTTGTGATCTTCGCCTTCATGCTGTCGATCGTGCTCGTGACTTTCGCCTTCACATTGTTCCAAGTCTCGATGAGCTTATCCTTCAGCTCTATCGCCTTCGCTTTGATCTTGTCCCAATTCTTATATAAGAGTATGCAGACCGCTATGATCGCCACGATGATAGCAATGATCGGGAGCAGTGAGATGTTCAGCGCAGCCATCGCACCGGAGAGCATTCCGACGACCGAAATAATACTTCCGATCGAGCTCGCAAGCGCTCCGAATATGAGCAGAAGCGGACCGATCGCCGCTACTACGAGCAGAATCGTCGCGATTATCTTCTGCGTCCTCGGGCTCAAAGCGTTAAACCAGTCGACGAGCTTTTGAATCCATTCCGCGACCTTCTGGATCGCCGGAGCCAGTGCCTGTCCAAGCGAAACCATGAGAACGTCGATTCCCGACTTCAGTTTCTCGATAGAACCCGCGAATCCGCTCATCATCTGGGACTGCATATCCATCGCTGTACCGGACTTGCCGATCTCTTCATTTAGCGCAGCAACGTCCTCAGGAGCCGCGTTGATGAGCGCGAGCCACGGAGCCATCTGATTCTTCCCAAAGATAGCCTGTGCCGCTGCTATACGCTCCGAGTCACTTAATTCCATGAATGAGTCGTGCAGGTCCTTCTGGATCTCGACGGAGCTCTTCATGGTGCCGTCAGCGTTCGTTACCGAGATGCCGAGCTTATCCATCCATGCGGCGCCTTCTTTCGACGGCGATATGAGTCGGGAGAAACCTGTCTTCAGCGAGTTAGCCGCGACACTTGCCTCGATGCCGTTATTAGCCATCACGCCCAGATAGAGCGCGGCGTCTTCGACCTCGTAGCCGGCGGAATGGAAGACCGGAGCCGCTATGCTCATGGCACCGGAAAGCGCGTCGACGGATAATGCTGAGTTGTTGCACGCGTTCGCGAATACGTCCGCATAATGCGACGTTTGATCGAAGCTGTCTCCGAAGCCGTTTATCGTTCCGACGAGTCCCTGTGAAACGACGTCAAGATTGCCGCCTTCACCGGCAGCGAGAGCCATTGCCGGCGCGAGTGCCGCCGCCGTCTCTTTCGCATTGAGTCCGGCACGCGCGAAGTTCAGCGTCGCTGTCGCGGCTTCATTCATCCCGTAAGTCGAGTTAGCCGCTGCCGACTTCATCGCTCCGTCGAGCAGTGCAGCCTCCTCCTCGGAATTCTTCATTGTAGCGTTGACGAGCGTCATCGTCTTATCGACTTCCGCGAACTTCTTAACCGCGACTGTGCCGAGCGCAGCAAGCGGAGCCGACACCTTCATGGTAATCGTTTTGCCCAGCTCTGTCGCTCGTTTGCCGACCTGTTTAAACTGTTCTCCGAGTGCTCTCAGTTTTGTGTTCCCGACTTCCCGTAGCTGTTTACGGAAAGTCTTCAGCTTCGATTCGCACTCGATGATCTCGCGTTCAAGAGCCCTGTACTCCGCGCTCGTCTTGTCGACGGACGGATCATCGTCGAGTCTCGCCTTCTCACGGCGAAGTTCCTCGAGGTTATGCTCAGTGGTCTTGATTTTTTCTTTCAGGATGTTTTGTTTTTGAGTCCACAGCTCGACGGATCTCGGGTTGAACTTCAGAGCCTTGTCAACGTCTTTCAGCTCTTTGTCAAGATCGCGCGTGCTCCGTTTGACCTTGTTTATCGCCGCTTGAAGTTTAGTCGTATTTCCGTCAAATTCAATTGTTATGCCTTTGATAGCTCCGGCCATGTTTTACCCCTAACCAAAGAATGAATTAATGTCTTCTTGTGTGCCTTTCCTTCTGCGGCCTCGCTTCTCTTCGAGTTTCGCACGCTTCTCACTACGCTCCTGTCGCTCGTTATACGAGGCAATGAAGTCAATGACCTGTCCGATCTGCATCCGGCGGATATCGGACATCGCTAATCCTCGTTCGAGGCCTGCGAGAATAATTGTGTCAAGTTCTGCCCGTTCATCGGCTGAAGACTCTTTACTGTTTCTGCGAGATTCTTCAGCCGTGTCAAGTTTTTTGAGCTTACCATACCGCGAATCGCGAGCCTCGCCACTTTCGGGACAATCTCGTCGAGCGGGAACGTGTCGAACTGACTCACCCAACGACGCGGATCGGGAATGTCCGGATCTGCTTCTTTCGCCATCGCCCAGGTGATCTTTATCACGTCCGTGAGCTCAAAACCCGCGAGATGCCCGAGCGCATCGATGAACGTGTCGCCGTCCAGATTCTCGAGCAGTTTCTTCGTATCGAGCGTATCGCCCGTTATAGACTCTGCGACAATCCCGGACACGATATCGAGCCCGCTTGCCACGAGCGGAGTCAGAGACAGAACTATGTCCTGGTTGAACTGGTCTCTATATGTCATCATCCAGCCGACGTTATTAGTCAGCCGGACGTCTTTATCGCCTATCTTGATAATTTTTTCCATGTTCGCCTCCTCCTATGAAAAAAAAGGGAGCGGACTGAATAACAGCCCGCCCCGTCTCGATTAGGTTGTCGTCGGTGCCGGCGGGTTAGTGAACAGCGTGCTGTATCCTGTCGCGGTCTGGTTATAAGAAACCATTGATACACCGGAAGTGTTGTCGCCCACTACTGTGACGGAAATCGTCTCTGTCGCCGGTTCCTTGCTCTCCTCGATCGTGCTGTACTCGCGTGTGATGCCGCCGAGTGAGCAGTTGTACATGATGACTCTGCGAGCCTCTGCATCGCCTTCAACCTGGAATGCGACATATACATTCGGCTTGACTGCGTTCTTTACGACACCCAGACCGCCGTCGGACTTTGTGATGTAGCCGAGGAACTGTGTCTTGAATGTGTCATCGAACTTTGCCACTTCGAGATCACCCTCAAAAGTGCCGCCGGTGTATCCGCTCCAGTAAACGACGTTGTCCGCATAGAATTTCGAATTCTCACTCTGCTCTTCAGGGCTAAAGGATATGGCCCCAGCCTGATGGTATGGAGTGCCCATTGTTACGGTGCCTGTTGTGCCTACTGAATAGGTCCCGACGTGCAGATTCGAGATACCGAATTCGACTTTGTTTTTCGCCATTTTTCGTATTCTCCTTAAATCTGATAGTAAATAACGAAGACGCCCTCGCTATCGATGAAGACGTCCTCGCTTTTTGTGTAGTTATAGCCGTTTGCGAGGAGCGCGTCCTCGATCGCGGCTTCGTTTGATTCGTTTTTAGCTGTGAAGTAATACTCGACTTGATAATTGTTTTCGCGCCAGTAGTGCGTATTATCCGCTTCGAAGTAGTCCTGTCCGTTGCCAATATACACGATATACGGCGGGGACTGCTTTGTCTTGAAATGCGAATAAGCACACGGGAGCCCGGTGCTCTGTAGTGTCTGATAGATAGTCATTACCCGTTACCTCGTTCGATTCTGCTGCGGATCTCGTGCTCGAGCTCGGCCTGTGCCCATACATAGACGGGGTAGATATGCTTAATACCTTTCGCTCGCTTCCCCGTGTCGCCTTTAGCATTAATAACAGCATGACCGTTCTCGAGCAGGTGCGTCAGTTGGTAGTTCTTGGAGTTGTGCACCTTGAAGGCACCCCAACGGGTCTTTTTAACGCGCCAGGTGCTGCTGTACTTCTTGCCGGTGTCCGTCTTCCAGTGGACAGCCTTGAGCCGAACGACGCACTCGTCCGCCACATCTTTCGCCGCGCCCTCGTATTCGTCCCGAACGACCTGATAATAATCGTCCAGGATATCATTGATCTGTGCCACAAGGTCCTTACTCGTTGCCATTGCTCACACGCTCCTCACAAACGAGACTGATCGCGTCCCTCTGCGCGGTCCAGTCTGCGCGGATCACGTCGTAGGTCTTCTCTTCCCACTCCACGACCTTCTCGCCGTTGTAGTCGGCTCGATTCGTCAGTTCAAAAGTGATGGACGGATGAAGCCCCGCCTGGGCCGCGTTATAGAACTCCGAAGCATAGACGCTTCGAGGTTGTACGAATACGACTGCCTCTTCATACGTCAGGATCTCGTTGCCGTACTGATCGTAGGCTGTAGTCGGATTACCTTTAAGCGTTGCGACTGAATCATACATCACGCATCACCCCAATTCGTATAGCCTGTTGCCGTTACGAGCTGAGCCTTCTGCTCGTCATATGAGCGTTTCAGCCTGTCCGCGTCCTCAGGAAGTCCGAAGTGCAGCTTGCAGTATGTAATTATCGCCCTGGTGCATATCTCGTCGAGCGTAGACGGAACGACGACGCCCGCGATACCGAGGTCGGTCTGCGCTGCCGCGATCAGATCCGTCAGCTCATCGTCGAGTGCCGTAGTCGTGATCCTGAGCGCTTTTTTTACCTTATCGAGTGTCATGTATATTACCTCACGAAAAGCGGGACTATTCGCCCCGCCCCTCTTTTGCCTTCAGAGTTAACTGATAGTTGTCGAAAAATTCTTTTGTAATAATCGTGTGACCAACGTGCCCGAGCCCGATTGACGGGTCGGCAAGTATCTTGTAGCCGCACTGTCTCGCCCTCCAGCAGAAAGCGATATCCTCGCCACAGTTGGCGATAGGCGTGAACATGAGCCCGAATTTCGCGAACACCGCAACGAATATCTCGGTTTTCATGAGCACGCATCCGAAACCGCACGCACCGACCTCGAAAGGCTCGGACGGTATCTCGTCGAATTCCGTCCATTCAAAAGCAGTGCCTTCTTCATTCAGGTCCATCTTGTCAAACGCCACCGCCGAGAACGGCTGTGTGCGTCTGTAATAGATGCCTGTCACGAAGTCGGCTCCGTTGTCGATGTGTTCGAGCATCTTTTTGAGCGTGTCCGGATTAAATACCATATCCGAATCGAACCACATAACGAGATCGGCCTCATCAAGTAAGGCTTTCTTCGCGATCTGGTCACGGCTGGTATAAATCAGGGAGCCGAGGTTAAACCAGATCGAAATCTTAGTGTCCTCGATTCCGTATGACGTTAACGTTGCCAGCGAGTGTGCGAACTGTGCCGGCAGCTGGTCCATACACGGCACTGCGATCAGAATCTTTCTCATATCAGTCACCTCCTACTTTGCTGATATGCTTACTTCGTGATTTTTACGAATGCGTCCGGAGCAACTACGCCGAGAGCGACGTATTCGCGTCCGAGTACCTCGATGAGATCTTCTTTCTTTCTGCTGAGCTCGTCGAACTTGAAGTCAATTCCTTCGCCGTTCGGGAAGTTAGCAAGTGCGCCGTGTCCGAGGTCACCGACAATAGCGTAAGTAACGCCAGTGGTAGCTGCTGTGAATGATGCGATCGTGTTGTTGAATACAACAGGCAGACCTTCGAACGGATCGACGTCGAAGCCGTTAGCGTACTGAGCCGCCTTGAATGTGCTCCAAGTCGCTTTATTCATCAGGACAACAGGGCTTGCCGCTTCGTCACTAAGCATACCAATTGCAGCCGCAACAGTTCCGACTGATACGGACGCAGCTGTGAGCTTTGGAACGCCCGGGCAAGTAGTTGTTGAAACTGTGCCGCAAGCCTCGATCTTTGCGATCATCTCATTAGCTGCCTTCTTTGCGATCCTGTAGGTCAGCTCGTCGTAGATGTATCTCAGGAACTCTTCGCCTCTGAGGTCATAAACCTCGTCAGAGATCGAGATCCACTTCTTTATGCTCTTTGGCACGAGCTCAACGATTCCGAGGACGAGATTCTCCTCGCTGACTGCTGCGGCACCTTCCTCGTGAACTGCCGCGAGATCTCCGCTGATTTCGAATCCGACCTTCAGATTGCCCTTCAGATAGCTCTTTCTGACGAGGGACATAACGCCTTCCTTCTCCCAGGCTGTCTTCACGATGTCGTAAACAAACTCAGGAACAGGAACTGTGCCGGTGCCGTTCGGTGTTGTGTCGTTGGTCGATGTGAGCTTGCCTCTGCACTCTGCATCATTGCCGGTCTTGATATACTCTGCAAACGCATCGATATACTCTTTAGTGTTTCTTACTTCCATTGTGTCAAGTTTCCTTTCGTCTTTGACTTCTTCGATGACTTCGCCCTGTCCCTTGATGACAGCTGCGACATCCTTCTTTCTCTGCTCGACTTCGAGCTTGATCTGTGCTCTGCGCTCTTCGATTGCTTCAATCTCTGCCTGGATAGCGTCCATCGCCTCGTTAGAATCAGCGATCTCTATCTCGGAAGAAAGCTCTGAAGAACGAGCTTCAAGCTGCTCGGCATCGAGCACCATGATTTCTTCTCTTGTCATTTCTGACCTCCGTTTAGTTTTGCTTTAACTAACAGTTTGCGACGCCTGAGCTCCAGTGCCTCCGCCTCGAGTCGCTCCGCTCGAATCCGCTCGATCTCTCCGTCGACCAGATTTCTGACGGAAATAGTCGTTCCGTCATTGGCTGGAATTGAAACCGCCGAAACGTCGTACAGTTTGCGAACAGACGTGATCGTCCTCACGGTGAGCGACTTGCCATCCTCGTCTTTTGTATCAAGGATGTCCTCGCCGTCGACCGTGAATCCGAAGCTCATCTTGTTCGTGTATCCTCCCTCGATCTCTTCGAAGAGCTGGCGTCCCAGCTCGGTACCTCCGAGGTCGGCTTCTATCAACAGCCCTCTTTCGTCCGGTGTGACCGTGAGGGTATTGTTGCTTATTCGCGCAAACACGCGCCCCTCGTGGTTGTACTGCATGATCACGTCGCTCATATCCGTGTTAGCGAACGCGTTCACGTCGACCACTTCGTTAAATCTCCAGTTATCGTCCTCATAGAGCGTATAAGGTTCGTTAAATGTCGAAGCGTAGCCTCTGACGACCTTGCGCTCTTCTGTCTGCTCTTCAGCCTCGTCTCTCTCCTCAGGAACGACCGCGAGCATCATGTCTCTGTACTCTCTCTCTTTAGATGGCATTGTCATCGTCCTCCTGTGCCGGTGTTAGCTTCTCGTCCGTCGTGTAGTATTCGCCGCGGATCACTCGGAGATCTCCGCCCTCGACAGGCGGCAGGTTCCATATTTCGCGAACGTCGTTAATACTAAAAATGCCCCGGTCAAGTAATTGACTCGAGACATCTAATTTATCCCTGTTGCTCAAATACTGGAGCCTGTTCGACGTTGCCATTATCCCGGAGCCCTGGGCCCGTTCTCGCTCGGAGAACATCGCCTTCGTGACAGACTCCGAAAACTGTATCGCGAATGGCTCGACCGCGCCTTCGTAAAACGCGGACCAGCTATCGCCATACGCCTTATTCTGAAGCACGTCCTCGTTCACGCCGAAATAGTTGTATACGTTCTCGCGGATCTGCTTCATCTGATCCGGGTCGACTGTATACGGTTTGACATCGACTTGCTTGATGTCCTTGTAGGTATTCGGGAACAAAAGGAATCCGCCCGCCTCCGATTCAGTCGCAAGGTTCTCACGTGTAAATCTCTTGCGCTCGTTTGCGAGGTCCTCCGGCTTTGCGAAGTTTGCCAGCTGTGCCATGAATCGGAATGTAGATGTATTCTTCACAGCCTCCTCGATGCCTTGATTCTGAATATGGATCAGCTTCATGGTGTCCTCGAGAGCGTAGTTCGTATCACCGAAAAAATCGCTTTTGTACTGGTGCTTTGTTAAGATCGCGCACTTCCGGAACTCGACCGCTCCGATCTGTCCGTGAGCGAATTCATACCGGAGCCAGAGCTCATTCTTATATTCAGTTAACGCGCAGCGTGTAGGCAGCACCGGAAAGATTCCCGTTATGATCATGCGATCGTCGAACACCGGAACGATAAAGCAAGTGTTATGCACATCGCGGATCGTGCTCACCCGATATAGGAACTGGCTCCATGTCTGCCACTGGTTTGGTCCTTGCCTCAGCTTTGACTGAAGCGAAGAATTCGCCGTCCCGACTGTCTCTATCTTCAGCTTGCTGATATGTCTCGCCCTTGCATCGATCGCGGCTCTCACGATTTCCGATTCGTAGATCGCTCCGCCCCAGTTTGTGAATACCGGCCTATAAGCCGTAAGTGTCTGAAAAAGCGTCTGAGCATTATGGAGAGCCTTCTGCGACTCTTTAGCTTTGTCCGGCCTGAACAGCCAATCGAACAGACTCATGTATCAATTCTCCTATTCATTCAACAGTTGATTTCCTATTTCCGCGCTCCACTTCTGACGGACGCATAGCGCATCAGCCAATGCCGCGACTCCATCGATGTGAGCTGTCGGATTTATTTTTATGAGTCGCCCGCGTCCGCGCTCGGCACTCATTTTTATCGCTGCATTCAGGAGGTGCATCTTCATCAGCGCGTTGTCCCCGATGTAGATCCTCCCGTCCTTGATCAGTCCTTCCATCTCCTGAAGGACCGGCCACAGGTTGTCGCCCTGGTAAACATCATCCATTTGAAAGCCCGCTGCGCTCAGGTCCTGAACAAGATACTGAGAACTGTATCGGTCATAACCAACCTTCAGCGGATAAAGTTCGTGCTCGCTGATCAGCGATGTAAACCAGTTATAACAATCGTGATAGTCGACGAAGTTATCGCCGCTCAAGCTAAGGAGCCCGCGCTTCACGTAAGTCCAGTACGGTACCCCGTCCCGCTGCGTAGCTTCATCGATCTTTTCTGCCGGCATCCAAAAATGAGCCAGGACGTTAAGACGTCCATCCTTTTCGACTACAGCCACCGCAGCGGTTAGGTCCGTAGTCTGTGACAAGTCGAGGCCCGCAACGCAATAGGAACCTCGTAAAGACTCAATATCAATTGCCTCGCCGCTGATAGACTCGACGGTCTGTGCCGGCAACCATGCAAGCGAGCTGTTTTGCTTCACGTTCGCGTATTTGCACATGAACTCCGCCTTCTTCGAAAGCGAGCCCTCTGCGATCGCGATTTCTTCGAGCATGTAATCGACCGAGACAGATACGCCGAGATTCGGGTTCGCCTTCCGGAGTTCGTTTATGTCGTTCCACTTCTCGGGGTCGTCTATCATGTACAAAAAAGGCAGCAGCTTTTTCTCTTTGCTGTCGCCCAATAAAAAACGAGTCGACCGTTTGATCAGCTCGTCATATATCCCGTCTGATATATAGCCCGCTGTCGTACAGCTGAGAAGTATGCCCTCGGGTCTTGCACCCATGCCCGACTTCATGACCTCGTATTGCTTCAGCCCTGCATCACCTGCCCATGCTGCGACCTCGTCGCAGATAGCAAGCGACGGATTGAAGCCATCAGACTTCTTTGCGCTGAATGCTATCTTCTTGACGGTCGAGTTCGTGCCCGGTATCGACAGATCTGTCTGCCGGTGCCTCGGAAGATTCGAATCATCCTTCACCCTCATGCCGCGCTCGTTCGTCTGAGTGAGGTCTTCCTTCATCGTTTGCCACTCGGGGTCGAGCATTGTCATCGTCCAGATGTCATTATAGACAAGGTCCGCCTGGTCGAGCTTCGGAGCTATACAGAACACCCTCGCACCGAAGCCGCCCTCGAGCCGCCACGTATATGCGGCGGATGAAGAGGCTATCTTCGTCTTGCCGTTTTTTCTGCCGACGAGCAGAACTATCTCGCGGAACTGCCTCCGCCCCTTTGCGTCTACAAGCCCGTATATGCACGAGAACAGCGCCTTCTGCCAGACCTCGAGCCCGAGATTGTTCGGAGCGAGCGGTCCCTCAGTATGAAAGCAGTGCGATTCAATCCACTCGATAGCGTCGCTCGCCTTCTTCTGGTCGAAAAAGTAGACCTTCGCCTCGAGGTCCTGAATGATGCGCTCATAAATAAGCTGTATCCACTTGCCGACCGCATAAGTGCCGTCCTTGATTCCCTGATAATATGCGTAGATCCAGTTATCTCCGGCCATATCCGCCCCGCTTATAGTCATCTCCTTACATCTCGACTGAGAACTGTGTATTTTCTGAG